GTGCACCACCACTAGGTCCAGGCGACCCGCCGAAGCTATTTGCCTGGTACCCCCCCCCTGGAGGACTGATTACGTCAGCTAATCGTGTGTTTGTCCACTCGTGGGCCACAATCCCACAAGCAACGACGCAATGTGTGCCGTCGACGCACATGGTAGATTCAACGATCCTCCCAAAGTGTGTGTAAGACCCTGGCTGTCTGCTCACGTGGCGCACCACACGCCACTCCAACGAAGCCGCGCTATACTTAAATGCACTGCACTACGCATGGGTTCTGTCCAGATAGGTTAAAGTACTAACTAAGCCGACCACAAGCCGCTGTCCACCACGGCGAGCTAGGCAAATGCTTCCCTAAGCCTACACACTATATGGGATTTCTCTCGAATCCTCTACCACCAGATGCGCTCGTCCATCCTGGACTCAACGAGCCCAGGAACAGCTGACCACAACAAACGGGGGTCGGGGGTGGGCTGGAGATCAAAATCGCAATCGACGCGACAAGTTCCCAAAGCACCCTCCCACCGCACCTGCTCCTCTGGTGACAAACCAAAGGCCCGTTCGAAGCTGACCCTACACTCGCGTGTAGGGGGACGACTATGTTCTTCCCCCGCCAACCAGCCCCCGACTACAATGTAGTCACGCAATGCCTCAACAGGCACTTTCTTACGGGAAGGTGTGTTCTTGAGAACGCCTAGAGAAAACGCCTGCAGCACAGGCAGCCCCACAGAAAGTGAGAGTTCGCAACGAGCGACTCCGTTACACCAACGGAGTGCAAACTTGGGTTCCTTCAACCACTTATGACTAGCAAAAGCGCCTGACAAAACCGCTCCCAATTCGCGAACCATGGTATACCCAAGACCATAGCCCAAAAACACGGGAGCCGAACGTCCAAACCGGACTTCCTCTACGCATGACACAGGCCTTTCGAGCGTCATCTCGTGCCCACACTCATTGAATACCCAGGAGGCAAATTTGTTGATAACCTCGCTGGAGTCCCCACGCTCTAGAAAAACGAGCGCGTTGTCACCGTCGACAAGGGTGTCAAACCTCACTCTACCCCTAAGAGCAGAGACGACGGCGCAGAGCATGATGAGTGTGTTGCCCATCCCGGTGTTATAGTCACCGCTAGCTCGGCCTCCAAGGCGAGAAAATTTGACCCCCCCCTGGGTGACACCACTTAAAGTTAGCTGGTGTCGGAGTAACCTCCGCAAACCTTTAGCACCGTGGTGTGCTGACAGGTAAACGGAGTGCTCCTCAATGAGTTGTTCACGAGAGACGTGGGCCTCGAAAGCCTTACCGTCAACCTCAAAAACAACACAATCCTTAAAGGACTGGAATTTGCGAACAATTAAGTTCGCGCGCTGGCGAGGGCTTAAACCCTTGGCCACAACCCTACATGACGAACCCCCGAAAAGCCTCTTGGCAGTGAGGTAACCCCACAACCAGTGCTCAAGCGGCTTAAGCCAAGAGCCAAGACACAAGTTATACCTAGGTGACCTTGGAAAAATCATCCTTGGTTTGGCAACCTTGTCTATGCCGAACTTCTCAGCTTTGAGAAACGCTCTCAAGTACGCGTCCCCGCCGGCCACGGGGCCATCGACTCTCAAAGACCGCTCCGCCTCGAGGTATCTACGGCGCAAAGAACCCTCATAAGATAACGCCGTTTGTAGGTAGCTCCATCTATCACCCGAATAGCCATGCATCAAACTTCTGAGTTTCTTGAATTCCGCCAGAAATTTGTCGCCAAGCCTGAACTGCCCGGGCGTTGGGCAAGGAGCTAGAGATCTCAGCTTTAAAGCTGCTATCTCGTTGTGGTTGCAATTGGAGTGAACACCAGGCACCCACGTACCCGGCGCATTGGTGTTCACAGCCAAGCGCATCCGCCTCTTTTCCTTGTGGTCACAGACCACCTCCCCCTTCACCACCAGGGTGGAACCCTCAAGAAGAGGACCAGGGCAATCGCCGTAGCAAAGCCCTTTCAGGTCGAAGGATCTGGCCTAAGCCAGACCAGGAAAAGAAGTGGTTGACATCCCGACCCCTACAACTTCAGAAACCGAGGTTTCCAAAGCTGACACAGGCCATGCTAACTTGATGGCCGAACACACGGCCCACCAAGACACCGTGCTCGAAAGCCCGGCGTTCTTGCACCACTCTTGAGCCCGAAGACGAAGAGCAGAAACAAGATCAGCATTTCTCTCCCTGAGAAGAGAATAAGATGCCAGGCGGCCAAGCAGTTCAGGGAAAACAGTTTCCCTGGAGCCATCAGGTAGCTCCACAACAACGTAGGTTTCCCTACGTGGCTGTCCCGCTGTGCCGCCACGGACAGATCCCCCACCAAGGATCTTTGCACCACCTGTTGGATGGCTGAGGGCAAGGTTGACGCCTACGGAGCGATCGTTAGAGGGGAGGTCTGGTGTCCACCGCCCTTTAACGAAAGCCCCGACAACGCCAGGGGCCGAGCCCAAAACAGCCTCCAACTGTCGCACCCAAACGGTGCGACGGCGAAGCCTGGCACATTCCAAATGTGCCGAGACAGGAAGACGTCGTCCTCCTACCTCATATTTGGGGTTGACCTCGAAGAGTCCACCTTCGAGAGTCTCACCCGTGAATTCAGAACTCACAGGTGGTAAAGCATAGGCATCCCCCCAAAGATGCCTGGGCAAAACAGCGCCAAAAACCAACCACAAAGGTTGTGACGCCAAAATGAACATCAGCCCAACGATGCTCAAAGCTGCGGACAAGAACAAACAGAGGACTCGATAGGCGACGCGGACGGACTGGTAAGCAAAAACCGTTGCCAAGGCAACGAACAGCAAAAACCCAGTCAGGCCCACGCCTAAAGCGGCATCCGATCTGTAGTCCCGAAAAGCGACGTCCTCAGGTTGCCAAAGTGTTAATTGATTGTCCATTTCGTTGTGTCCACTTTGATAAATCCCCGCTCGGGGTGACGAGCTAGCAAGACTTTGATTTAATTGGGGTATCAACTAGCATCTCCCAATTCCTAGCTGCCTAGGAAGCCACCTTGACCCGGGTACACGAGCACGTACCCAACAAAACCATTGACTGCTAACACCTGTAAACAGGATATTACATAGCACACCTGTCGCCAAGCCAGGACACGAAGTCCTGCCCGCCGATTTTGCAGTCGCAGTCGAGAAACAAGTACAACCTCAGAGGCGCTCATCCC